AGATTCTAGTAAATTGCAGCAGGAATCTGCGTATTTGGGCGTCATAAAAAAATTGTTGCATGTTTATCTTGAATAAGGTGGTGGTGGATTGGGCGGTAAGAAGCCGCCTTGGTCACCATTGTCTGCCTTGGGTTTGAGAGCTTGACTCAAACTCTGACGCTGTGGTATAGCACCCAAGTCAGTGGTATTGGTAGTGTATGTATTGTTCACAAAGCCCGAGCGTTGAGTTTGATTGACAGGTCCATTGTCCAAATTGGTGCGCACTTTTTCTTCAATCTTTATCCACATGCGACCATTGTAACGGAACAGTCTATTGGGTTTGTAGTCCAATCGCAAGCAATAATCACCAGCCACAGGGTTGGGAGGAAAACTCACACCTGGCGTAACAGGCAAGCCGTTAGGGGCTTTGCCATCACCAGTGAGATACCCTGCTGTGTAGCCATCTGCCCGTGGAGTAACATTCATGCCGCCTTGTGTGCCATCCACTGTGGTGCCATCTACGGTGCTCAAACTGGTTGGATTGGCAGGTTGTCCATCTTCTGTTGTGGCCACAACATAAAACTTTTCAACGTCATATCCGCTAAGTGGAACTTCCACATTGGCCTGAGCAAGAATGTCGTCGTTGATCTGTTGATCTTTGGGCCTGGTACTCTGCATGTCAGAGATTGTAGGCGGAGTATATTCAGACCAGTAAGTGGTGTCTGTAATGTCTGTGCCGGCAGGCACATTTCTAATGGCTCGATAATAAACATCGCCATAGTTTACAATGCTGCCACCAGGATAAAAATCACCTGGATCCCAAATATATTCAGCCACAAACGGCTTGTCCAATATGCTGTTGTATTCTTGTGCATTGGTCAGCGGCGTGGCTTTCACACGCCACAAGTGTGGCAACCAAGTTTGGCTAAAGCCTTCAGACGCAAAGTTGGCATCCTGGATCACATAGTATCTGGGCAAGGCCAAGGGCAAAGCTGCATTTAATGGATTGTAATCTTTCAGGTTTGGCACTTCAATCACGTCACCGTTCATGAGCTTGCGGCCAAATGTGTCAATCATGTCGTTGTAATGAAAGGTCACAAACAACGTGTCCGAGTTTAGGAACAATCCAAACTGGGTCAAGTCAAAGTCCACATCCTGCACACGATAAACACCACGCATGACGTAGATATCTGGGTCATAGATCCTATCACGGTTTTCCAGCAACAGCAAGTCTTGAATGTTTAGCGGGCTTTGTGTGTCGTAAATGGGCTGAGTGATATCATAGTTGCCTGAAAGTGCAGAGTCCTCGCCGCCAGTTTGTGGGCCCAGATACTTGTGAACATAGATGTCCAGGCCGCCCACAGTGTACATTTCACTAATAGTGCGGTCAAAAAATTGGTAGTCTCTTGTGCGATTTGGGCGGTATAAACTTAGGCGTGGCATAACATATATTTATGGGCAGGTTGACCGATAATTCCCAACCTGCTATACTTTGGGTATGAAAGTAGTAAAATTAAACCGCAGATTCCGCCAATATAAAAAACACGGGCATGTGATTGCTGTGCGATGTGATTCATGGCTGGGAGAAGGCGTTCCTCTTGAAAAAATATGCGATACCAAACTGGGAGCCCAGGGCTACATGCCCGACAATGACTGGCATGCATATTTTGGTAAGGCCAATGGGTATGGTCGTCGCCCGTTTTGGATCACATTCCGCCGGGAATCAGATCTTACTTTAGTACTACTTTCTGCCCAATTGACCAATAATGCCTAACGTGCTATAATACACACTTGTTCACTACAGGAGCCTGTATGCAAAAGGCAGCAAATTTTGTTGCAAAGTACTCTACTGCCAACAAGTCCAAGGCTGTACTGCCTTATGACAAAATAAAAGCCACAGAAAAATGGCTGGAGTACAGCCTGGACATTGTTGACATGAATAAAATATTGATGAAGTCAGATTTTAACACCAAATGGCAATTGATGGAGGCATTGGACATTGCAGAACGCAAACGCAAATACATGTACAACCATAAAAACTTTGAACTCAAACGTGCCATGCGTTTGTTTGACCTCTGCCGAAATTTAACTGCAAATAAGTAAGGACACACATGAGTACCACATTCAAAATCAAACTGCTAAACCCCCGCAGTTCTGACACCAACATCTTGGGCATGGAGCCAACCTGGCAGGTCCAGCCCACAGAGTATCGCACCAGCCGATTGAGCAAAGCATTCTCCTGGTACAACTATTTCTACGGAAAAAAAGATGCCCGGGATATGATTGTAAACTACTTAGAAGCACATGACCGCAAGGCAGATGTGCGCCTGCTCAAAGGAATCCCAGACTCAGCAATTCGACTGACCACAGGTTGGTTGTGCCGCATGAGCATGGTGGGCTTGGAATTGCACGATGCAGAACAGCTCAAATTGCAAAATCAATTGCGAGAAATCTTAGACAGCAAGCAGGCCGAAGTCACAGAAGTTACAGAAGAGCCAGCCGTGGCCAAGCCCAACATTCAGGACCGCCTGCGTGAAAAAGCTTCAGAGTGCAACGGCGAACTGGACGGCATGTTTGACGAGTTCATGTTGAGTGGCGCTAAAATGACAGCGGACTTCAAGCCTGTCGCAATCATGCGTGGGCTTAATGTAGCACCGCAAATGATCAGTCAAATTTTGGATAATTGGAAACGCAAACTCACAGAGTTTGAAGCAGTGGTTGAAGGCAAGGATGCACAACTGGTGGAAGCATACAGCCATCTTTCCAAAATTCAACTTCGCAATGTCATAAAGTTTTGTGAAGCTGTAGTGAACGACTGCGGTGCTTATGTGCAGATCAAGAAAGTGGAACGCAAGCCACGCAAGGTAAAGGCAGTGCCACCAGAGAAACGTGCGGCCAAGTTCAAGATGCAGGCAGAGTTTGCCGAACTCAAACTCAAGAGTCAGCCAGCCGCAAGCCTTGTGGACAAAACTGAAGCCTGGCTATATGACAGCAAAAAACGCAAGCTCATCCACCTTGTGGCAGACAGCCACACACAGGCGTTCACTGTGAAGAACAACTCCGTCATTGGGTTCTCAACTGTGGAGACTGTACAAAAGACCCTGCGCAAGCCAGCAGAACAGTTGAAGGGCATTGTGGGTGCAGGCAAGCCAGCCGCCCGCAAAGCGTTCAAGGATATCAACACCACAGAAACTGCATGGAACGCCCGTGGTACAGAGAACTTGATCATCCTCAAGAGCTGGTAAATACTGGCATGCATGTTATTCCAGACGAGGATCTAAATGATCCTCGTGTCTTTGTACCCAATGTTGAATTTTACATAACTAATGTCTGCAATTTGGCCTGCACCGATTGTAATCGATTTAACAATCATAATTTTCGTGGTTGGCAAAATTGGAATGACTATGCAGAGCAATACCAACACTGGGCCAAATACATTAAGTTACAACGTATAACTATTCTTGGTGGGGAGCCACTGCTAAACCCTTCTATATGTGAATGGATTGATGGTGTCAATCAATTATGGGGTAAAACAGTACAGGTGCTCACAAACGGCACTCGATTGAATCATGTTCCAAATTTGTATGATCGTATGATCAAATTTCGTGACCCAATACGATTTTGGAAGAAAAATTGGATTGGAGTTAGTTTACATAACGAAAACGACAGACAGCGTTGTTTTGATGAAATACATAAATTTCTCAGAGGCACAATCACTTATCATGCAAAAACTGATCCAAGCAATGGAGACAATGGCACTGTTACCTATGGTGCAGATCATGCATTTGTAGACAGCAATGGCATGAGGGAACATGTATGGGAATACGATTCTTTTTACAAAGCTGCCATACAAAGAAATACCGAAGGCAGGTTTGGAGTATGGGACAACGACCCAGCTGAAGCTCATAGACATTGTGGGTTTGTACAATATAAATGTTATCATTTTATACGAGCCAAATTATACAAATGCGGACCAGTTGCGTTGTTTCCTGAGTTTGATCAACAACATCATTTAAATATATCTGATCAAGATCGTGAGTTGATCAATAGCTATCAACCATTGAGTGCAGATCAGTTTGAACAGAGAGGAAAGTCATTTTTAGATCATGTTGATGATGTAATTCCTCAATGTAAATTTTGCCCAACCAAGGTGCAGTTTGCGGGCAAAAAAATATTTGCAGTAAGCAAAAAAATTAATTCAGTTAGTGGGTTTGATTGATATGACCACAGTATTA